CGCTGAGTACTGCAGACAGGACCATAACAGTCACGGCATTCCTCACTGTATTTCGTTAATCTATTCATCAATTGCCTCCTCGTTCGTCTCCACGCCGAAATAGTGCTTCCGCCGTGACCGGCGAAAGACACCATTTCGGCGCTCGTCTGTTGGGTATACATAGTAGACAGGCCGTGCGCTGGGTCTGACAGCTGAAAGCCTTGTGCGGCAACGGGAAGACCCAACAGACAACAGAGGCGATATCAGCTGCAGATTCATGGCTAAAATGCATGGTCATCTGTTGGGTGTCTTCACCCTAAAAAAGTTGCAGATTCAGCAGAAGCCGGAACATTTTTTACCGTAGGGCTTTATAGCTAAGGTGAAAAACTGCGGCCATATCAACCTAAAAACGCTGTCCTTTCAAAGGTTCTCGTCTTTTTCAGCATATCAGATTTTTAAGCGTCAAAACCGGTGCAAAATCCGATATCAAGTACCGGACGAAAATGCGATATATTTGGTCGGAAGCTGCCTCGGCTCAAAGCGCCACTTTTTGGCGTCATCGCCAATTTTCTGATAAAGCCGTGCCACGGCCAGCATAGGGGTATCTTCGCAGATGTCAAACTGAAATTCCTTCCGGGAGCAGTTCCAGATGCCCCACTTGGCACCCGGTACGCCGCGTTGATACGTCTCACGTCTCATGGTGTATCTCCTTCGCTCCCTCAGTGGCTTCCCCCTCCGGCAATGGCATCCAGTTGTGCTCATGCCCGCACCCCAGGCAGGCGAGGCTTCCAATCTCGACTTTCAACCGGCGCAGCGCATTTACGAGTTCTTGATCTCTCATTTGTCTCCGCCGCCTTCCAATTCTCCGCCACATGCAGCGTACCCTGCAAGATCCACCCAGTTGTCCGCCTTGCCATGGCCGGTGGCGATCCGCGCGATTTTGAACAGGCCCATCATGGCGGCCACGTCCGTTGGCAGGATGCAGCAATCTGCATCAGGAGCAATGCATTTCTTCCGCAGATAACTGGCCCAGAGTTCTCCAATCAATTCGAAATTGTTCTCCGGGCTTCCGTAATCCTGCTCGCGGTCACCACAGACGCAGATCTTCGCGCACTTCAAAATTTCCTCTCGATTCATAGCTTAGCTCCTATTTCTTCCGGTTGTAGGTGACCGGTTTGATTTCCGGATAGCGCCGCTCAAACGAATCCATGGGCTGGCGGTTTTTGTACACATCAGCCAGCCGCCGGTCCAAATGTACCTGCAGCACATCGGCGTCCGGATTTTTGTGATTCATGGCACCCAGAAAATGTTTGTAATTTTCACGCCACAGGAGATCTAATTTTACGAGTCGGTCATAGCCCCAGCCAAATTCCTCGTGCAACGTAATTTGCAGGGTCTCCGCCATCAGCTCACAGGTGACCCGCTGGGCATCGTCGATCATTTTTTGCTGGATCGCAGCCTGCTTGGCGAGAAATCCAGATTGCTTACTCATGACTTTTCTCCTTCAGCTTTTCCCGGAAGTAGAGGTTCTCAATGGCGTAGCGCTCCTCAAACGGGCGGATGTTCTCGCCGCAGGCCGCTCGCAGTGCCCGATCCATCTTCTCCTTGGTGTAGACGATTTCCGGATCGTCGACGGCATCATCAACGCACATTTGCGCGTAAGCCATGAAGGTATCCAGGAACGCAGATTCAAAACGAGCGGTCATTTTGGGGCCGAAGTGAAACTCGTTGTGCAGTGCGATCAAGGCTACATCCAAGCACTGCTGCACCGTGAAGCCCTTGATCACATGATTGTCATGCTGAAGCTGCTGGATAGCTTTCTGGGCCTGCAGCAGCTGAACGTAAGTATTAGGTTTCGACATTTTTGATTGACCTCCCCCAGCCCTCCAGCAGCGCCCCCATTGCGCCGGCATCCAGATCTGTGAACTCGTCCTCGTCAACGCCGGCGATCAGAATCGGGCCGACAAAATCCACTCCGAAGATCCGGCAGTTGTGGGGAAGCCCCTGCAGGCGCCCCTCTTCGTTGCAAATGATCACCGCGTCCGTGGCGATGGTCACCGTCTCAATGTAGCCGCCGACGGTGGCCTGCAGTTCTTCCAGCGTGTTGGGGATGTCCCGCGGCTCCGGCGCGCAGCCGGGCGCTTTATAAATCACTTTCATGCTGATTCTCCTTTTTAGTCTCTCATTAGAACCCGTTCCATACCTGTCGGCCGCAGTATTCGAAGCACTCAGCGTCGTTGCAATCTGCGGGCGTCAGATCCTCAATCCGCTTCCGGCTCCGAGAGATAAACAGGTCGGAATCCATGGGCGGCTTCGGGTTCTTATCCCGCAGAAGGTGATCCACACCGACTACCGCTTGATAGGTCTCCGGCTCGTGTTCCCGGATGTACTGGTAAAAGAAATTCTTGTGGAATGGGCAGAAGGCGCAGGCACTTGCCTTTGTGTCCATCCCCCATTCCTCCAGGATGTATTTGTAGTTGTCCGCCCTGGTAAGCCCCATACCCACCAGCGGGAACTTATTGACGAACATGGGGCTCTTGCTTTCCTTGCATCGATGCGCTTCTTCAGCGCTGAATCCCATGTGCATCTCATGCGCCTTGATATCCTCCGACCGGAGCCGCTGTCCCTTCCGGTATCCCAGCAGCTCCCAGCGGACAAATTTGGAAATGCGCTCCACCTTGTAATCGATGGTGCAGTTCCGGGGCATCTTGGATTTGTGGCCATCATTCTTGAGTGTCCACCAAGGAATGCTGATGACCCGGCGCTCTCCGAAGTTCTCCGTAAAGTCCTTGTACAGCGGGGTATCCAGAACATAGAACGGGATCCCTGCGTTCTCACAGGCATTCTTGGTAAACTCCATCTGTTCTTTTACCCAAGGCGGCTCCAGACCGAGGTCACAGAAGATAACGGCGTCATAGACTGGCACCAGCGGGTACGGAGCCGGGGCCTGTACTGCGTTCTCGCAGCTCATCAGTGCCAGAGCAGTGGACTGCATTCCCGCACCGAAGGAGAGAATCTTCACATCAATCCCTCCCGCGGGCGGCCGTGATAATAGATCTCCGCCGCATAGTATGTGTGCGTGCAGCTCTTGGCCGGGATATAGAGATCAACGACCATTTTTCTCCCGGCCCGACGGATCTTCTGAACCTTTCCAGTGAGCAACTGTCCGCATGGGCGTCCAGTACCGTCCAGGGTACAAAAACGGAAGGTCTCGCCGAGAGCAACGGTAAAGTTGGCGCACTGGACCGATTTGATTTCACTCATCGTCCTCATCCTCGCTCTCGTGTTCATATTCCTCCGCAGTCATGAACTCCAGCTTCTCAGGCGGAACGTTAAGCATCGCTGCCATGCTTGATTTGCAGTCTATGGCCATAATGTCATTGAGGTCTTCTAACTTCGCGCCCGGGATAAGCTCAAAGGACTGCTTTGCGAAGCCTACGGTCCCGGGGCCGCCGTAAAGCTCTGCATCATGAACCCGGAAATAGAGAGTTGCTTTTACTTCAAAATTAGACGAAAAACTCATAAATGATTACCTTCTTTCGTGGTGGTTTAGAGGCAATGCTATAAATTTTTATAGGATCACAGCCTGCCTCTCGCGTGGAGCACAGCATATTTCTTCTGGGCCTGCTTCTTCCGCATGGCCCGACACTTCGGGCAGAAGGTCTGTTCCCGCCGTTCCAAAAACTCACCGCCGCACATCCGGCAATACTGCGGCTTGATCCGCCGGAACTCCGTACAGGAATCGCAATCGGTACAGCCAGCAGAACAGCCTTTAATCAGGTCCCAGTTCTGACACATGAACCGCTGCCAGTAAGGGTCATAACCCAAATCATTCAGCCGCTTTCGAAGCAGCGCGTCCAGAATCGAGAGATTCTTTCGCACCTCTGTCCGGGTTCTGGAGAGGTTAAAGCCCTGCTTCACGGTGGGCTCCGGGGCACCGTAGCCCCACGGCCCGTCCTTCAGCATAGCGCGTACCTTGTCGGCATCCTCGGTCAGATATGTAAAATAGACCTTCCCACGGACGGCCTTCTCAGAGCGCCCAACGACCTTGCCGATCATTGGATAGCTGTCACCATGCCGGATGCCGTCAGCCAAAGCCTGGTAGTCCGCGTCCGTCCACACGCTTGACTTCCCGTGATTGTCGGCACGAACCGGGCGCTCCTTCAGACCGAGGTCATTGCATCGGCGCGTAATCGCACCTTCGGAGCGACACAGGATCTCAGATAGCTCCGCATAACCGTACTTATGCTTCTGGAGGAGCATCTTCAGGCGGCGGTCTTCGTCTGGGGTCCATGGATCCTTTCTTTGCAGAGAGAACGCCTGAAAGTCCTTTTTGCGCTGCTCCGGCACCCATTTCGGCTCCTTGCCCAGCGCCAGCGGCTCCAACTTGGAGAAGTCGATGAAGCTTCTGTGCTGCTCCGCCCACGCCCAGAACTCATCCAAATAAACTACCCGCCACGTGCATTTGTTAACTCGCTTGGTGTGCACAGGCAGCCCACGGTTCCGCACCCAGCTCTGCATCTGGTAGCTGTAAGACTGCGAATTGCCGGTGACTGCGATCATCAGCTGATTGAGAGTAACGTAGTCCCCGGAATTCAGCACCCCGCCGAGGCCCAGTCTTTCAGCCCGAACCTTGATCGCCGATACTGTCCGCTCCAGCGTCTTGGCGATGCCAGGAATGGATACCGTGCCCCAATGGTCTTCCAGATACCGTTCTTCTTCCGGCGTCCATGTCCTTTTGGTGGAGCAGCATAACTTTTGACGTCTGTTGGCAACCGCGCCCTCAGAGCGGTTCAGGCTGGCGGCCATCTGAGCATCGCTCATCCGTTTCCAGTGGTCACGGATGTACTGCTCTTCTTCACTTGTCCAACGGCGATAGTCACTCATGGCAGCAAATCCCTTCCATATCAGGCGACGGCAGTCCATCTATTGCGTTACAGAGCCGCAGGGCGTTTTCCGCTGTCGGATCTTTCCGGCAGGCAGTCTTGGCCGCTTCTGTTTCCCGGATAACCCTTGCGTGGTGTACCGAGAGCTTTCGCTCAAATTCGGCAGCGCTGGCAGCCCTTTCCCATTGAACCCGGACACGCTGCTTTTCGGCAGCCGCCTGATCCCGCGAGATTGTCTTGTTATAATACAGAAAATAGATATTCCGCAGGCAGGTGTAGGCCATCTGATCCGGCAGGGATAAACCTTCAGGCAGCTCCTCACCGTGCATGGCAGCCTTTTCCCAGGGAAACGTAAATCCTGTGCTCATAACTGCAAATACCATTCCAGAACTGCTACCGCCGCCTGCCAGCCGTGACAGACACGCCACACATAGCCCTGTGCCTGAAGGCGTTCACCCCACCACTCCTGTTTACCGGAAGTGTGTCCGCTCTCCGTTTTCATCTCGATATACAGCCCGTGATACTGTCCCCGAGGTACCGGTAGGCAGAGATCCGGCACGCCGGGCTTCACGCCCTGCTGCTTCAGGTGCTTGGCCTCCACAGCATCACGGGTACCGCCATTGGGGATGTGATGGAGCAACGCCAGTTCCGGCCACTGCCGGCGGATAGAAGGCTGCTGGCTCCACTTGATGACATTTGCCTGATGCTGGGCCTCACTTGCCATTCTCTATCACCTCCACGAAGGTCACGGTCTTATTGCTCCGCGGGTCCTTCTCCTTGCCCTGACGGACGGTGTACCCATTCCGGGCGAGGATCACGATGACCTGATCGCGGTCTTCCGCTTTTGATACATACAGCTTCATGCGCCCCTCCGTTTCTTTGGCTCATTCAGAAGCCTGTTCAGGATCTGGCTTGCGTCACCTTTGCTGAGGTTGGCGATGTCAAAGCCCTTACAGCGCTTTTTGATGATTTCCAGCTGCTTCGCCGTTGCGGGAGACTTCCCCCATTTCCGCACGGCCTGCAGATCCCATAGCATCCGATCATTTTGATGGTCCCGGATCAGCGTAAGGTATGCCCGGTCAAGCGCTTCCTGCATTCCGCAGCGGGAGCCGTTTGGTAGATTTACCATGCCCAAAGCATCCGGACAGGGGATTGTCATACGCTGCTTATTAGCCAGGGAACACACCAGTGAGCCGTCCGGCATCTTGAACCAGTTAACGTCATGGGTCTGATACTTCATTTCCTGTGCCCACAGATCTACCAGGTGGATGTTCTTCACCCAGCTTTCCGGAGAATCGGAGGCTACCTCAATCTTCTCCGGCAGTTCAAACAGATCTCCCTCGATATCCTTCTCTTTCCGTTTCGGCACATTATCCATGTCGATACCAAGTAAGGAGGGTGCCGTACACAGGGACGCCTTTCCGGTAATGCCCACGCAGTCGATCAGCTCCAGACGCTGCTTTCCCGGATAGAGCCGAAGGCCGCGCCCTACCATCTGAGCATATAGGCTTTCTGACTGCGTCGGCCTCGCCACGATGACCGTTTCCACCCGTGGAATATCGGTGCCTTCGGTGAATACCATGCAGTTGACGATGCAGGGGATCTCACCGGCAGTAAAAGCATCAATGATGGCGGAACGGTTCTTGGTTTCACCGGTGACCACTACGGCCCCATTGATCCTCTTGGCAATTTCTTCAGCTTGATGTACACTGACAGCGAAGATCAGCGTGGCGCCCACAGCCATATCTCTGTAAGCCTGTGCAATGGCATCTGCGGTGCCGTCCATGGCCTGATCCAGTTCGCCGGGTGCATAATCGCCCTGGCGGGTATGAACTGCGGTGATGTCGAACCCAATGTCTACCCGCCGGCAATGGATATCACAGAGATAGCCGTTCTTCACTCCCCAGCGCAGATCTCTCTGGAAGATGATCTTGCTGAAGACCGTATCCAGGCGAACCTTATCTCCTCTGTTTGGCGTTGCGGTGAAGCCGATCAGTTTCTCCGGGCGAAAGTAATCAAAGATTTTCCGGTATGTGCTGGCAGCTGCGTGATGGGCCTCGTCGCAGATAATGAGACGGAAGTCCTCCGGATCGAAGTCGCTCAGACGGCGCGCCAACGTCTGAATGCTGGCACTGACAACCTCCTCGCCGTGGCTGTGCTGCTTGGCACGTTCAATACCGTAGGAGCAGTTGAAGTATTTGCGCGGCTGCTCCACCAGTTCTTCACGGTGGGACAGGATCAGCATTCTCTCCCCGTGCCGGGGGATATTCGCAAAAGTAACTGTTTTTCCGAGGCCTGTTGCCATCTGGGCGAGGAACGCACCAGGCGGCTGCGCCTCGATGGTTGAGATACATTCGGCTTGATATGGCCTTAGTTCCATAATTTTCCTCCAAAAAACGTGGAAGTGTGGAACAGCGTGGAACTTGTGTTCCACACTTGAAAGCCTTGTGCCACAACGGATACAGGTCAACCGTGGAACCGTGGAACAAATTTTTCAAAAATTTCCACGAAAATGTGTGTATATAAATTACTCGAACAAACGTACACACACGCACATTCTTATATATGCTGTATTTTCTGTTCCACAGTTCCACACCCATCTAAAAATGATGTTGTAGCCCTTGTGCCGCAACGGTTACAGCCTGTGGAACACTGGTTCCACACATGTTCCTCAAGTTCCACACTATAATGGCTGCTCATCCGGGTCAGCTTCATCATCCAGTTCAACCGAGGGCAGCCGCAGACAGAAGCACTCCGTAGGGATGCCATTGATCCGCTTTCCCTTGGTGTTGGCCCGTCCCCGGGTCTCGATCAAGTTTGACTGCTTCAGGTATGAAATCATGGCCGCAGTCGAGTATCCTGCGTCCTGCAGGATGCGTTCAAAGACAGAGCGGATGATATATGCCCGCCCATCTTCCAATGCGCCCAAGACCTCTATATTGGGGTTCTCCGAGCGGCCGCACAGTTTATTGGAATTCTGCGTGACCCAGTCGCACAGGTACTTATAACCCCTGTCACCGGCAGATACCGCCGCTTTGGATGCCAGGAACTCCGATACCTGCTCAATCGTCAACGGCTGCTGGCCGGAGAATATCCACTGACAGGCCAGCTCGTCCGCCAGGATGATTGCGGCAGCGGCCATGGCCTGTTTCTCCGTGGTGTCACGGTCGCTGAGGATCCGAAACAGTTCCCGGTACCGTTCTGATACCTGATCTATTACGCCTGGCTGATAAAGACGCTCCACAAATTTTCTTCCGGCAAAACCGTAATTCCGCTTCACTGCACCGGAAATCCGCATACCGTCCTTAATAACCGCTTGGGCAGACTTGCATTCAATATCGATAACACGGTTTACTGCGCCGGCGCCGCTGGCCGTGCCCGTCAAGGGAGATTCACCCGTAGTCAGGATGCAGTTCCTCCATGTTGGCGTCAGATCCACGCCACCGGAGCGGTTGCCACGGGTTCGGCCAACGCCCTGCGCCAACTTATAAACATCGAATGTAGTACGGCCTTTGCTGTCCTTAGCGAGCTGAAGCTCATCCAGACAGAATGGCAGATTGTTCAGAAACGCGGCTGTCTTCTCCATGCCGACCACGGTACCGTCAAAGGTCTTGACATAAGCGCCTACAGCAGGGTCTCCCCATACGCTGGCGGCCACCATCAGAGCCACCGTCTTGCCGGTGCCTGAATCAACACCCCATAAATGGACGAAGAATGGGAGACAGTTCAGCGGCTCCAGCAGTACCGAGGCGAAGGAAGCCGCCAGGATGATCTTTGCCGTTGTGGACATCTCCCGAACCTCCGCCGCCGTTTCCAGCCATTTTGTTTCAGAGCCCCGGCTCCGGACCGTCTGGAACATCGCCTTGAAATTGACGTCACCGTCAAAAATCAGGCCGTCAACAAAGGGAGAAAAGCCCTCGTCCGGTATGTAGCCGAAGCGTCCGATGCTCTTTTTCTCCGGAATCAGATAATAATTCATGTTTTCCATGTCGGAGATGTACTGAATAAAAGCCCTAGCGTTCTGGCTGGTCACCGCAATGCCGGAGCCAGCCAGCTCCGTGACCTTATTGGAACTGGCCAGCACCGTCTTGCTGACGATGATCTTTCTCCAGATGGTGCCTTTCCGGAATGCCAGCTGAAGCTTTTCTTCACCCGTGTCAATATTCACCAACCGTTCCACCGGCATGATTGGGTGCGGACAGGCAACCTCATCGTTATAGCCGTTCTTCTTAAAAATGCCGCTGTCATCTGCCTCCCAGTCGCCGGCATTGAGCTCCAGCGGCTGGTTCGTGAAGTTGGTAACGTTATCGATATAAATGGTGCCGCTCTGGGCCTTCAGACTTTCCACGTATTTCTTGTACATGGTCTTGAAGCCTTTAAATCCCTTGGAAACGGAATATGCCGCCAGTTCCTCCATCTTGGCCGCATGAGTGAAAGGCTCCTTGTGATACGCATACAGCGCCTCATACGGCGTTGTGGTTAAAAAATCATCTTTTTCGAAGCTCCATTCTTCACTCATAGCTATCTCCCTATATTCTGATCCAGCCACCATTCAAGGACTGGTAGTTTCTTGGCCGCCTCCGCATACAGAGGATGGATGTATCCGACGATATCCGGGGAAAGAAATTTTTGAGCTTCCCATAACTGTCGGTATTCTGCCGCTTTCTCTCGATACAACGCCGCAGCGGCTTCTTTTTCCTGTGCTTCTCGCCGGCGAGCTTCCAGCAGAGCGGATCTCTCTGCCATGCTGGGACGCTCGCCGGTGAGGCCAAGTCCAAAATCACAGTTGAGCTTCAGGCAAGCTTGCGCGAAACTGAGTCCAAACAGCCGCATTACAAAATCAATCACGCTTCCGCCGGCACCGCAGCCAAAGCAATGCCAGCCGCTCTTGTTCCCATCGTAGACCTTCAGACTGCCGTGATTGTCTCCGGCATGAAAAGGACACTGGATATAACCGCCGCGATCCGGATGAAAGCCATACAGCTCCACCACCTGGCGAGCTGTCAAATGTTCCTTGATCTGTCGGGCCAGATCATTCCCAGGCATCCGCGGCCAGCTCCTTGTAATTCAGGATGGCAGTCAGGTGCTTGGTGGCTTTACAGTAGTCGCAATGCTCGCAGCGGGTCGGTTGAATGCGACCTTCCTTGATTGCCTGGTATCGCGGCGCCCGGTCCTCCACTTCAGCCAGCTTGGCAGCCAAGTCCTCGTCTGCGATGTAAAGGGCCTCCAGATCAGGGGATTCTTCCTTCGTGCCAACTGCCAGAACGAACGGCAGCATATTGCCCTCGATGGCCTGATAGATGGCTCCCTGAATATCATAGCCGTAAAACTCGATGAACGGGATCTTGCAGTGATCCTCGGCCGACCACACATCCGCCATATCCTTCATGGCTTTCTGGTCTACAATGGCCCCATCACAAAAGCCCAGTGCGGCTGCCGTATTAGGGAAGCGCTGCACAATGGCTTTGCAGGTGTCGCCATCCAGCAGGCTGTCGATTTTGATTTTGAACGGTACACCGGCAATCTCGCCGGTACGGATGACCTGTTTCCTGCCAGACATCAGAAGCATATAAAGCTCATCCGACTGCATACGCACAACTACCTCGGTAGCCCGGAGATATTCGGCCTTCAAGGTACCGTCCCGCTTGAAGATCTCCGGGTGCTGTGCCTGATAAAGGGGCAGCTCACCAGAAAACCATGCGTCAATGTAGCCGCCGACCAGAAGGGCCGTGGAGGAAGGGGGATGGTACTCCCCCTTCAGCTCCGCCAGCGCCGCCGCTTCACATTTCTCGAAAGCCTTAAACTGCGTGGAGCCCATGTAGGCCATGTTCATTTCAGGCGAGTAATAATTCTCCGCTGTTACAATGGGTAAGGCCATCACAGCACCTCCCCGGTCTCCGGATCGACCTGGATGCGCTCAGGATCGAGTTCCTGCTGCATTTCCGCAGCGGTTTCAGCTTCCTGCTGCGTTTCCGCAGCGGCCGCAGCTTCCTTTCGCTTCTGAGCACAAACCGCACAGAGGGGAACGCCGTAATGCTTGATGGTATAGCCGGCAAGCCAGCGGGCATCTTTTCCCATGGCAGGGGTGATCTCCTGCCCGCAGTCCGTACAGGGCGGCACCGGTTCCTGTTTCTGCACGCGGGGCTTATAGGGCCGGATGCGGATGCCGTCAGTCATACCGCCATCCTGCGGGTCCCGGACATTATGATCCACAAAAAGCTGGATCTGCTTGCCAACCAGCGTGGATGCCTTGGCGTCGCCGAACAGCTTTCGCAGCGTCTTTCGATTGGTCGAATTGACGATCAGCGGCCGGACCTGCATAACGCCCGGCACACGTTCTTCCGTGAAGGAAAGCACGTCCTTGTTCTCTTTTCCACGCTGGAGCGTCACGGATCCATACCAGAGGCCGGCAATCGTGAGTACCGGCTCCACACCGTCATCGATGTCTTCGGCTCCAAGATATTCGGATTCCCGCATCTGGCCCAGGCGCTCATCTCCGGTCAGCTGGCGCAGTCTATCTTTCGTCATCATGATTACATTCCTCCGTTTGATCTGATACTCTTGGAATAGCAGCATCCACGATAGCCATAATAAAACGGCATTCCTCATAGCAAATATTGGTATCCGCCTTGATGATGATATCCATGATCTTGGCTGCGGCCTTCATCAGGTTTGCCATTCTATACGGCGGGACATAAAAGCCGGTAGTTGTGAGGAGACGCTCTTTTTCAGCCTGTAAACGTTCCGCAGCAGTCACAGCTCTGTCACCTCCAGCGCATCGGAGTCCGTCACCCGCGTGGCGATCAGCTGGAGGCCCTTTTCCTTGCACTTGGCATACAGCCGATCCCGGCTCTCCTTATCCAGCCGCTCAGCGCCATCCACAAGGATGATCTGAAGCTGGCCAGGCTTGCTGACAGAAATATCCACGCACAGCTCCAGCAGCTCACCGTCAGACAGGTTCGAGATGGGCAGGCCCCGGATCAGCGGCACACCGTTTTCCACGGTCAGGCCCTCCACGGGGATCTTGGCGGTTTCAAGGATCTTCGCCGGCAGCTCTCTGGCCAGCTCGATCTTCCGGGTGAATTCAGAGGATTGCTCCGTGAGATCTTCCAATTCCGCCTGCATGGCTACCATGCGCTGGTACTCATTGAGGTGCTTCCGCATCTCCTCGGCGGTATCCAGTTCCTGTGAAAGGGCTGTGGTATCCACTGGCTCCCGGCCTGCGTAATCCGCCGCAACGCCCATATCCTTCTCCAGCTTGGCTGCGGCGGTCTCATATTTGGACTGCGCCACATCGGCCTTTTCCTGCCGGCGCTGTTCCATGCCGGACAATTTTTCTTCCGTGGCCTTCAGCTCCGCTTTCAGGCGTTCCATCGTGCCGGTCAAGGACGCACGTTCTCTGGCAATATCACTGTCAATGGCAGCCAACTCCATATCCCGCTGTGCTTCCAATCCCCGGAGTTTGGCGTCATAGCCGCTGCGGAATGCCTTTGCCCGCTCAATACGGCTGTTCTGTTCCCGTAGCCGTTCCAGCTCCCTGTATTTCTCTCCGGATGGATAATTGTTCCAGCGGTCATAGTCATAGCCAGATGGAATATCTTTGGCGATATCCGCTATAAAAGCCTGCTTGTTGCGGATATCCCGGTTGATATTCTGCCGAGACTGGAAGTAAATGCCGTTCTCTGCCTGAATATCATTCAGGACTTCCAGAATGTGCTGGCCGTAATCCACACCCTGTGGGATCTCACCGAACTGCTCCTTGATCCAATTCATATCCCACTGAAATTCAATGAGGTTCAGGATCTCCCGGTTTTTCTCCTGACGGGAGAGCTGCGTGAATTTGACCGGATCCAACTGGAGCGGCGTGAAGATCTGGGCCAAGAACTCAGCTGGTCTTGTCTGAAGCATGGAGCCGTCCCGCACCTTCACCGTGCCGGCGGATTTGGCGGGCAGGGCCTTCCGGTCAATGGACAGGCCGGTATTGGTCTCAATGATGATTTCGCCCTCATCGGCGCCCTGGTGAACGATATAGTCCCGGTCAGAACGGTTGGTGAGGGCATAACGGATGGCATCCAGCACAGACGTCTTTCCGCTCCCCTTGGGGCCGGAGATCTCCACGGACTTCCCATCAAGGGTAGTCTCCCGGATGCCAAACAGGTTTTTGATCGTAATTTTTGTGGTTTTCATTGACATTCTCACTTTCTACCCCTATGATAGGGGTGAAGTTGTTCGGCATGGTGCCGATCTGCCCCTGACAGGTGTGCGAGACCTGCCAGGGGCATTTCTTTTTACAGAACAACGTGGACGGAACCTTCAGACACTTCCTGCTCCAGTCTGCCTTCCAGATACTTCTTGATGGTTTCCCGGGCAGTCAGACGCCACATGCCGCCGTCAGCCTCGATGAAGCTGATACCACGGTCGCTGACGCGAATCAGGAAGATGCTCTCCGGCTGCTCGACCTCCTGGAAGGTGCGGTAGGGCCGGAGCTTCACCAGCGGGCGGATCTGCTCGTTGGTCTGGAGTGCTACTCCCTTCTGGGTGGTAATAGTGGTGGCGATCCCGTTATCGTTGTAGATTACCTTGGCTCCCAAAGAGATGTCGCTGACCAACTTCATGGCATAGAGCGTGTCCGGGGTCTCCTGGAAACGGGTGCGGAGGGCGATCTGCGCTTCTTCAAAGCCAAGGGTCACCTTCTGGTCCCAGCCGGGAACGTCTGTGGCGTGTGCTTCATAATAGACCTGCCGGAAGCAGCGCTCGTCATAATCTTTGGACTGGCCGAAGCAGCGGACAGTCTTGCAGTCCGGAACGGCGATGTACAGCGGGGCGTCCATCTCGCTGGCTTCGGTTCTGACCATCGTTACCAGCGCGTCCAGACTGTTCAAGTCCAGCGTATACGGATGGAAGATGGTCGGCAGCAGTTCCTCGATGTTACCGTCGCTGGTAACGCAGAATGCGGAGCCGTTGACATTAGTAATGAGCGGCTGCGTGGTCTTCTGGATGTGTTCGATAAATTCTTTCAGCATGGTGTTGTCTCCTCATCAGGCAAATTTAACGAGTTTGAGTGCCGGGGGTGCTTCCTGTTCGGTTCCGGCAATTCCGAACTGGCCGGGGATCTGCGGGACCATCTCCACAACATTTTCCTCGTCGGCCACATACAGCATGGTGGTCACAGCGTTTGTGGGCGCCAGAGCGGATTTGACCGTATAGCTGACGCCGATATTCTGTCGGCTGTCATCCGCTTTCAGTTCAATAGTAACGGTGATCTTGCGCTTGGCCGTTGCAGAGGTGTTTGGATCCATAATGTTCGCAATCGCCTTGGTCATCTCGAGATCTGTGACCTCCAGAAAACCGCCACGGGCCATCTCCAAAATGGATTTCTTCGCGTATTCATTCATGGGGGTTCTCCTCCTTTCTTTCGTAATAAGGGCTCCAGCCCTCTGCCGGGCCGCCCCGCGGCTAACCTGCTCGGGGCGGCCCGGCAAAAAGAGAGTTGCGGGCGCCGGGAACGCCCGGCAGAAGGCTGGATGATCTGAATGGTCACTTGCCTGGCCTTGAAAGGTCAATCCTACAATCCTCTGTGGCTCGATTGAGTCTTTCAAACTCAGGGCCTAAAATCATGCATTGAGTAAGCAGGTCTTGAAGGGGTACATGGAGTGACTCCGCAATGGAAGCAGTCAACTGCATCCATGAGAAAATGACATCGATACAATTGCCTTCGATCCGAACGTTCCCGTTTTGGGGTGTATTGATGATTTCCAGATGTGCGTTTCCAGTTTTTTTCATATCACTTCACCCCCCTCAGAATCCACCCAGTAGACGGTGGCGGTACGGTGGCCCATCTGCAGGGCCTCGTCATGGCTGCCGACGCACAGATCGATGTGGCGGCCACCAACGCCAGAGCCAGTATCGTCGGCGCGATAGTAATGGATCTCGCCGTCACCATAATCCACCAGCACGTCGGCGCCCAGCGGGATCACGGAAGGATCTACCGCCACTGAGACGTAGGGTGTGGCCCTGCGGCCGCTGGCGGTGATGCCATAGGCCGGGTGATCGGGGGACTTGCCGCAGCACCGCTGGCAGATGCAGTAATGGGTCACGGTCACGTTATCCAGACGGTGGGCCGACGCGAGCAGCGCCGCCTCGATCAGTTCATTCTCCGGTTCTTCCGGCTCCTGCGCCGGGGTATCATCCCCGGGCAGCCGCCCAGTGTCGAAAACGGCAGGATCGTCCGCCATGGGAGTGGTAGGCTCCTCGGTGGCCTTGGCGGAGATCGCCAGAGCCACGCAGCCGGTCAGGCCCGCAAGGATCAGCGCCAGAATTGCGTTGCGCCGCCATGTCTGAGCGATTGCTTTTGCCTCTCGGGCCCTCCGGTGCGCCTGCCGGGCACGTTCTGCAGAGGCTTCCAGCTCCGCGGCGGCATGGTGCTCCTGCGCAGGCCATACGGCCTGCAGCGCGTCCACGTCGGCCCGGAGCTGGTCAACCTGCCGACGGATCTTCTCAGTTCTTTGACTCATCTCGTCCCCTCACTATCTGCGCCAGTTCGATGTCTGTAAAATTCAGGATACTGTCCAACAGCTCCAGTTCGTCCAGGCGAAAGGGCGTGTCCCCTAATAGATGCCGACTCAGCCATTTGTCTTTGACTCCGAGATCCTTACAGAGCTCTGTTGCCGAGCGATATCCTCTGGCATGATACTTACTTTCGATCATATTCCGGCGGAAGATGTCTTGCGGCCCCGCACGCTTGTCCCATTCGCTCCGCCGGCTTGGCTTTTTGATTGGCTCTTTAATCGGCTTTTTGACCGGCTTGCACCGGACGATCTGCCCGGTCTGCTCGATGTGAACAGTCTGCTCGATCTGCCGGTGGGCCGCATCCGTCTTGGGGCTCATGCGGATCGCCTCCCTCGCTGCGTGGCGGGGTCAGGGAAATAGATGTGCATCTCCTCTGGGCTGATTCGGCAGAGTTCCATGGTTCGGTACATTTCCTCGATATTCCATGCGGTATTACCCTGCATTCTCTGGCTAATCGCGCCAGGGGAGAGGCGCAGCGCATAGGCCAGATCAGTCTGCGATAGCCCTAACTCCCGGAGACGGGCAGACAGTTTTCCGTAGCGAGGTATTTTCATCGGTGCATACTCCTTTCGTTTTGATTGTGGTAGGTATGGGCTTGTCTCCCTTTCTCCAGCGTGATATGCTGTGCTGGAGAAAGGAGGTGAGTGGCTTGGATTACAGGGATGATATTTGCCCGATTATGTCCATTGGTAAAGATCTGACTGTTAACTGCACAGAGAAGTGCGCATGGTTTGATACGGAGCGGTTGGAGTGCGCCTTATCGGTTATCAATGGCAGTCTCAAAAACCTCCGCCCCGAAGATCACACTGTTGAAACAATGTAAAGTTTACTGCGGCTAAAAATCAGATCGACATCCGCGAAGGTGGCCTTACTCTCCGCCAAGAGCTGGGCTACCTTTTGCGCTGTCTGGTCGATTTTGTCAGCTCTTGCGGGGTTCATGGCGCAGCCACGCACTCGCTGGATTTCCTCAGCCATACTCTCCCTCCTTTCGCAAATCTTGCATAACATGCAAGATTTAGACTAAAAAAATAGTTGCCCTGTCTTCCTTAGAAAGGTTCAACGCATTGCTCAACTCATTGGCTTCGAGCACCGTAAAGTTACTCTTCCCGTTCATTTTCGCAGAAAATGAAGTAACAGAGCAACCGATAACCCTGGCGCCGTCGACGTAAGTCTTTCCGTTTTCAACCATGATGCCCTTGAGCTTGTTTAGGTCAGGCATTTATAAAACCTCCTTCCAGCTTGCGTGCTATGCAAGTTTTGTGTTATGATAATAACTTAATCGGCAGGGCTTGTCAATACCTTCATGCAAGTTTTTTGTTTTTTTCATAAAATAATCTTGCATTACAGTATAGTTTGCTGTAATATTGGAGCAAGCTAAATATGAGGTGACGAACATGGGAAACGATTTCAACAAAGCGGTCGGCAAGAGATTGTATTCAGCACGAAAGGCCAAGGGTTACTCCAGAGCAAAGGTTGGCGAACTCGTCGGTCTGCATGAAACTACTGTTAAGAGATATGAAGATGGCGATATAAAGTCCTTAGACATTGAGCGCCTTAAAGACTTTGCTCGTGTTCTTGGAACTCCCGCCGCGGATTTATTGGGTTGGGTAGCCAATTCGGACGAACACCTCGAATTGATGCTTCAACTCTCAGAAGATTCTGCAAGCGGCCGCACGGCGGCGGTGGAAGAGCTGCGCCGAACCTATGGTACTGAACACGGCATCCACGCCACCTATACCTGCGACGATAAAGCTAAGCTCTGCATACTGTACTACAAGGCTCTGGAGCGAAGAGTCGCCCTCTCTCTGACCGATATCATCGGCACCATCGACCAGCTTGACGGCCATCAGGCCGAAAAGGTCATGCTTCTCCTGCACGCTTACTTGAAGGCGGGGCAGCCGATCCGCAACATCGTGGATACCGCATTGGATCCTTATGTGGAAGATTTGGACGAGCTCCTGCACGGTGGCTCTCAGATCGGGTGATTGAGGTCGATTTCCGGAAATAATAAAAACCGCCCCCGGTGTTACCAGCACCGAGGACGGTATCGCGCAAATTTCCCATACCTACCACAGTAATGAAAAATGAAAGGCACACTAAGGCACCACTGCGCCCTTTTATCTTACCACGAAAGGGCGCTGGTGGCAAGATGAAAGGAGTTTTTATGTCAGAAAGAAAAAATGAGGCCGCATGGATTGAGAGCCGGAGCCGCTGGCAGATCAACGTACAGGACAACGGCGTCCGTAAGACCTTCACCAGCGCCCTCGCTGGCCGGCGCGGCAAAGCTGACGCCGAACGGAAGGCAGAGAAGTGGTTGAAGGATCATACAACCTCCGAAAAAACCCGGGTGGATGTGTTCCTGAATCAGTATACCGACTACCTGAAGGAAACCAAGAGCAAGAGCCACGCTTCACAGTACAGTGGTTTTATCCGCCTCTACATCCAGCCCGTCATCGGCGTGTTCCGCATGAACAAGCTTACTGAAGGCGACCTGCAGGCCGTGATTGACCTGGCATATTCCAAGAATAACCTCGCCGATAAGACGCTACGGGATGTCCGGGGCTGTCTCTTGAATTGGCTGAAATGGTGCCGGAAGCGGGGCAAGACCAGTCTGCACCCGGAAGATCTCACTATCCCCGCCGGCGCCAAAAAGTCCGAGAAAAGAATTGTGTCGCCGGACGGCCTGAAAACGCTCTTCTCCTGCAGAACAACGCTGTGGCGCGGGAAACCTACAGAGGACTTCTATATCCACGCTTATCGCTTTGCGGTCCTGACCGGGCTCCGGCCGGGGGAGCTGCGTGCGCTGGAGGACAAAAACGATATTCAAGGCACGAGGGTCACTGTCCGGGGCGCTATCAATGTTCACGATGAGGCCACGCAGGGGAAAAATAATAACGCCCGGCGGACCTTCCAGATGTCAAATCTGGCTACAGCTGAGGTTGATGGCCAGAGGGTCATGTTGCGGCAATGTGGAATCGTAACCCCCTATCTGTTCCCTGCTCCGGACGGTGGCCCCATGAAGCATGACCACTTCTATCGTTGTTGGCGGCGTTATTGCACGTCCAATAATATCCCTGTGGTATCGCTCTACGAACTCCGGCACACCTATGTCAGCGTCAACAAAGAGATGCCGGAGGGACTGAAGAAAATGACAATCGGACACAGTCAGGATATGGACACTGAGGGGACCTACGGGCATCAGATGGCCGGAGATTTGGCGAAGGCAGCCGCCTTTACTGAAGAGGCATTTTCTGAGATCATCAAGGCGAAATGAAAAGTGTGTACTTTTGTGTGTACCTGAGCAAAAAAGTCACCCTGTAGCCGTTGCGGCTACAGGGTTTTCTTTGGTACGCCCGACTGGATTCGAACCAGCAGCCTTTAGAGTCGGAGTTATCAGGCCGTCAAACCGGAAAGCCTTGCGGCGCAAGGGTTTGATTGGTATCACACAAATTTGGGTCATTTTGAAGAAGAACCTCAGAAGCCTTGCAGGGCAGGGCTTCTGAGGTTCTTTGCGGTAGTAGTCAAATAGTAGTCTGAGCAGGTCACACGTCACACAGCTCGATTCAACTGAGCGACCCTATCGATAAACTCCTTCATGTCTTCAATGTAGGTGTATGGTGCATACTCAGAGTAAATTTCAGGAGAATCCAGAATAACGATTTGAACCCCATCCGCTCGGAGTGCTTCCAAGGTTCC